TGAAACTGCCGATCCGATCGTTCTCCCGTGTGGAGACTGTGTAGTGAACGTCACGGGACCCGAAACAGCAGCAACCGTCATAGGCTCCGCAAGTTCAGGGACGGCACCCAACGCCGCTTGGAAGAAAGGTCCGTACGGGAGTTGGCCGCTTGTATCCCAAGTCGACAAGTAACTAGACAGCTCGAAACCGGTCCGACGTCTTCCATCAGGTTTCGCGGTGATCCTCGTCCGAGTTCCAGTCTTATCAAGCCGGCGCGGCTTCTCTACCGTCTGCTGAGCTCGCAACAGTGTTGCTGCGAATCGATTGGACGAGGTGACTTGTGCGGCAACTGCGTACGAAGGTTCGATCGCGGCATAAAACCGGTTCGAGTTTGACCGTATATAGCTGGGCATGTCTATTCCTGGCTCACTATCAGGTCGAACTTAAGCCTTGCAACTTGCACAAACCCTAATCCGCCGGCTTTAGGCGGCTGGAATTGAACATCGTATATTCCAGGAAAGAAAAGCCCGTCTCCCCAATCGCCCGAGTTGTTTCGAAGTACTCTTGTCACGGCCTCAACGTAGTAGTGGATCAGGCGATCGGTATCGTCAACCATGTTCGCGCTGGTCCAGATATCCGCGGTTGTGCCTACCAGGCCCGAGAGCGAGCAGAACTTCTCAATTTGCGAGTTCCTGTAACCGGAGCTGTACAAACACACTCTGGGGTAACCGAGCCTTGTATCTGTATCGCCAACATCGTTCGTCGCGGAGCTCAGGATCACGTGTGCTGAGTCGATAGTGGGAATGCTCGTGCCCGTAGAGCTAGTCAGGGTTGCGAGCTCGCGTGCTAGAGATGAGTTCGACGTAAGTAGGTCCGATAACTTCTGAACGGCCAAAAGGGTCAGAGGCAGCATCCTTATCCCCTTTGGAGCCTTTTAGAGAAAGAGATCGTAAGCTCGGGGCTTTGGCCGGTCTCCGGTCGTCGCCCAATCGCAATGCCGGAAGCTGGCATTTGCCAAGCCTGGTCTAACGCGACAGGCACATCGGTCTGCAGTGTCAGGTTTCCTTGAGCACTTGCTGCATAGACGTTCCATCCGGTGGCATTTGTAGGGATGTCAGAACGGAGTTCGGAAGGCGTGATTTGAATGCTGGCCGCCCCATTTAAAACTGTACCCGCGACGGGACTGGGTGCACTCTCCTGATTGTGGTTCCCCGTCCAGGAAACTTGCACGAACACTGCCGGCGCGGAAATCGTTCCCTGGGATACCGCGATCACTGGCAGACCCGGCTTCGCCAGTGGGCTAGTCACGACCCCTATGCCGGACGCCAAAACGAGGTTTGATGCTTGGGTTCCCTGCTGTTGGTACTCCGTCCACTTACCCTGGAACCTGGTGTTTAGCTGTACGTTATAGGCCTCAGCGTACACTCGGGCCAGAGAGTTGAAACAGATCCAGCGATACAGGGGTGAGCTAAGCACTACATTACCTAAGCCAAGCTCTGTTGTGCCCGTCCACTGTCCTGGTGCTCCGGCCTGCAACAAGCAGAGCAGGATTTTGTCTCCAATCTCATCAACAGCAAGCCGGATCTTGGTCTCTACGTCGATGCCGTGAGTCGACGAGACTTGTACGAGCGAACTCTCGAACTTCAAGAGGTCATCGAGAGAAACGACATCAGGATCAGTGAACAGAGCCATTCTTACTTCGCCGAAGGAGAATTTGTGCTCTTCTTCCCGATTGCCTGAGCCTGGAACTCTGGATCGGCTATGATCGCCACTTGGACGCGCTTCGCGAGCTCGGCCTTCTCCGCAGCCCTCTTCGTCGCTTCCTGATATTCGTAATAAGCCGCCGTTTGCTCTGCACTGGCTAAAACGGCCCGGCCCTCGACTATCATTTTGGCCGCCACGGCGCGCGACATCTCCGCGGTGAGTCCGGCCTTACCCCCATCCGAGGTCTCCAGGCTGATCACAACCGGGTATTTATCAACAAAGCTCTCTTCGATTTCACGAAGGCGTCGAAAGTATTGCTTAACATCCATGTATCGGCTCCTGAACTCTAATCGGGAGCTACATTCGTAGCCCCCGGGAATCTATTCCGTCGTCTACTAGCTATTCACTTGAACGGCGAAGTTGTTGCGAAGCACGCCGCAGCCGTACAGCATGTCAACAGTAAACTGCTGGGACAACGTGTTCGGCTGGTAACTCATCACCACGCGAATACCAAAGTTGCCCATTTCGGCATACTCAGCCACTGCACCGGTGCCGGGCAGCGGTTGCGGCAATCGGCGCACCACTAGTCCGAGCGCATCACGCGTGAAGGCCAGATTGTGGGTGTTGATCGTCGTCGTTCCGGTCGCCGATACGAATTGTGAACGGAAAATGAAGAAGTCTTTCATCTTTCCAACGTTGCCTTCAACAAGAGCCTTCAGTCCGGCCTCGCCCGAAGAGTAGTACTCGCTGAACCGGGGAATTTGGCGGATCTGAGAATAAGTGCCCGAATCGACGACGAGGTACTTCGGTGCCGTAGCAGGAACTTTGGCAGCAAACAACGCTGTTTCTGCCCCATCAATCGTTGCTTCGGTGATCGCGCTTCCCGGTGTTCCAACCGGATTATTGGCCGTGAACTGACCGTACAGGCTCAACAGATCCCGTTCCACGCGTTCAGCCAAGGCGATGACTGCTGGCTGCATGTATGCTTTCAGCAGCTCTGGATACGCGATTGCCTTTGTGACATCCGGAATTTGGAAGGTGGCTTCAGCGTGGGTGTTAAGCACAATCTGTGCGTTGCCCAGACTTGGATTTTGCGCGGTCACGGTGCCGCCTTCAGCGATATTGTTGGCAACGAGAACCGGGGGAATTGGTACGTTGACGGTGTCGCCAGCGTGAGCGAGAACGGGTTCGTAATCCCGGTTCACCAAGTTACCCATTACCAGATTTCCGGTGAGTGCTGGTAAGGCATCGGCGGCAACCAGCTTAACAATCGCGTTTGCCAGATTGGCAGATGTGATTAATGACATAGGTCTCCTAGTTTCAAAGTGCGACGTACCTTCCCGCCGCGGGAAGTCCCCATCACCCGAGCCGAAGTCTCGGGAAGCGGGAACGGTTACAGAGTTAGCGGAAGTGACAGACCTTAGAGACCACGCATGGCTTGCGAAGCCAGTCGCGATATTTCTTGTCGCACTTGGTCGAGTTCATCTTTGCTCATTCCGGGCCGGATGGAGTTCAGATCCACCGAAGAAACGCCGCCCGCCGGCTTGGAAGTGGATTGCGCTCCGCTGCCTCCGGCAATACGCGCGGGCAGTAATTCCGGATTCTCTTGCACGAACTTAGCAAGATAATCCTGCATGCTGTTGTCGTGATCTCGAGCCAACAAGCGCCCGTCTTCGCTTCGGACGATTTCGTCTTTAACAGCGCGGAATGCAAGATCAACCTTGGCAACGCCCAGTTTCTGCAGTTCACTCCGGATTTGCGAGTTCCGGTCGGTTTCTTCGGCTTGAGCGCGCGTCTTGCGATTTTCCTCGACCAGCTGGTTCAGACGAACTTCGAGAGATTCTCTCCGTCTACGTTCATCTTCGAGTTCAGCTTTGTAAGCGGGTTCTGATTTCTGATGCTCGCCACGAACAAACTCTTCGAGAGCTTGCCGTACCACGTCGCGAACCTCGAGCGTCTTGGTTGGTTGAGATTCTTGTTGCCCTTGATCTAACATTCAGGTCCTTTCCTATGTGCTTAATTGCGCATTGATCTCGCGCGCAATTTGATCCTTCATGTCCTGCCGCGCATCGTTCAGATACTTAAGTGCCAGCCGTTGATACACTTGGCGCTTTAGTGTCGGCGAGTCAATGCCAACTTGCAAGAGATCCTTCGCGTCTTGCAGGTCCGTTGAGAAATCCGTGATATCTACTTCGTCCAGCCCGGAAACGGCAATGACAACCCCATCCTGTCTTGCACTACTGATCGCGTTCAGGACCTGGCGGATGGATTCCTTCACCACTGAGCTGTACGTCCGAAGGACCTCCTGCGTGATGGCGAAGTCCATTTGTTTGCTGACAGCCGATTGAGCATGCCCGCTTATCATCTCGCCGGAAGCCTGCGTCAAATAACACACCCGATACATCTCTTCCTTGAGCGTTTCGAGGTTGTTGGCTGCAATCTGGTAGACCTTTCCATCGGGCTCGGTCCACCCAAAACGGTCGGTGGGTCCTAGCTGTATGTAGTAGCTCTCGCCGACAATCTGGTTCCACTCGCGATCCGAGTAAATGACGGGCATCGCAAAGAGCCCCATCGTGATGGCCCAGCTCAGTGCGTTGGACTTGTTGAAGTGTTCCAGCTGAAGATGGGCTGCCTTATTCATCAGCCACAAGCCGTCACTCACCTGCATCGTGATTAGTGGGACTCGCTGGTCGCGGCTGAAGGCGTGAGAGGCGCCGTCCACTAGAACGATTCCGGTTGAGTTCTCGCCTTCAACTCTCCGATAAACTCGAAATTCAGACCGATCATAGTACCGCCAGTATGTCTCCTCAACCACATCCGGAGAGTCTACTTTTGGCTGGCGCTTGATCTTCTGCCGAAGAACGATCCACTCATAATCTCCGCATTCGTCGACGCACCAGTTGATCAAGTCTTCAGATTGATACTGAACAACATAAGCGCGGGATAGGCCAGTTGCATCTTCTTCGGCTCTGTTGTTGGGGACCTTTGAGATGCGCGGGAAATCAACAAGAATGTGAGTCTGACCAGCAATCAACGTGTCAATCAGACAGCGCCGGAAAAAGTCCGTGAGCCTCGTGCCACGCCGGTCGCAGTTGTCCACAAACTCGGAAAGAAAGTTCTTTCCGCTTTCCATGCCACCCTCAAACTGGATGCTTGGTTCGCGACGAAATAGAGTAGAAGCGTACCAGTCAACAATCGAGCCGATGTAGTTTTGATAGAAAACCCGCTGAAGACGCTCTCCGTAAACGTCCAGGGGTTCCTTTTGCCTCCGAAGGAGATACTCGCTTGCGCGTTGCTTAAAATCCAGGCCGCCCGTGTACAGGTCACGGTACATCCGCAGCATGTGCTGCCGCCGCTTGTGATCGGGATGCTCTCGATCGATATCAATCATCTAGCTCTCCCGCCTCGCGATGCCGCACATTCGCCAATCCGTTCCCTGCACGCCAACGACTGTAGATCGGGTTCCGCCAGACGCACC